GGGTTTTTATACAAGCAAAAAAGATTTTAACACTCAAACTGAAAGCTTGCTTGCTATATGCAAGGTAAAAGAATCTAAAAGATTAAGAAGATAACAACAACCGCTGTTTAATCTCAGCTGTTTTTTTAGTTATTTATTCGTATATTTGCCGATACAATTAAAATAAAAACAATGAAAAAAACACTATTTATTTTTGCCATATTAATGGCAAGCTGTACACCAGAAAATGAACCAACCATTTGTAACTGTCGTGCCGTGGTAACGATTGACGACGTGCCTAACGGTCAATCTTACTATTACGGTAATGAATGTAAAGACAACGGCAAGGTGTTGTTAGATGTCGTAGATACAGGTTTTAGAGTTAAGAGAACAGTGTTATGCAATTAGTAAAAAAATTGAAAGATGTTTAAACTAAGCAATTTAGTAAATGAAAATGCAGCTAAAAAAGACTTTTTTAAAAAAGAAAAGGTTATTTCTAAAAAATATGTAGCATTTAATTTAGATGTTAATCCTGAAAATATGTTCATAATTTCTAATTTTTCAGAAGTAAAACTACCTGAAAAAAATAATCAAACTTTTATTCTAACCAAATTGAATAGAAGTTTTTTTGACTTATTAAACAATCCTGATGAAGTTTTAGTGTTTTGTTCCAGACTTAATTTAAAAGAATTTAACAAAATACAAAACTTTAATTTATTAGGAATTGCACTATCGGAAAGAGTTTTAGAAAAAAATGAAGACTTATATAAAATAGTAAAATCAAAAACAAAAGTAAAATTTAAAAACAATCATTGTAAAATATTACTATTTAAAGAAAACGATAATTTCTATGTAGTTGAAGGAAGCGGCAATCCAAGTATAAATGCAAGAAATGAATTTTATATTATTCACAACAACGAAGTTCTATATTCGCAAATTAAAAAAACTTTTGAAGATGCTTAAAAAAACGAAAAAAGTAACAACCTTGAAAAAATTAATTAATTTCAATTTAATTTTGCCTTTGGTTAATAAAAGCATTTTTACAATTGAAGATAACGGAAATAGTATTTTTGATTATTTGCTTTTAATATCAGAACTAGAAAAAATAAAAGAAATAAAAATCTGTAGTTTTCGTATAGCAAAAAGAGATTTATCATTTTTGGAAGAGTTGCAAGAAAAAGGAAAACTACCTAAAATAAAAATGATTTTATCGGATAGCATTCCATCGATGGTAGTTGGAACTTTTAATTATCTTTGTGATAATAATAATTTTGAAGTTGAATACAAAAATACTCACGCAAAATATTGTTTGCTAGAAACAGAAAATAATTTCTATTCTATTTTTTCAAGTGGTAACTTTAATCCTGATGGAAAATTAGAACAATTAAATATTATAAACAACAAAGAAGTTTATAATTTCTTTTTAAACAATAACTAAATGGCTGGGGGTAAAGGAAAAATAAGACCAGAAGACGGAAAACAGTTTTCAAAAGAATATCAGCCAAAAGAAAAATGGACTGAACAAAAAGCCTTACAATTAGGAAATGATTTAATTGCTTGGCTAAAAGAAGAAAATGCCGAAGGAGAAGACAAAGGAAATATTTTTTATGAAGAGTTTTTAGTAATTGAAAGAGATTTATATTTGGACTTAATAAGGTATTTAAAAGATAAATTTACCTCGTTTTACGAACTAATAGAAAAAGCGAAAAAAATACAGGAAATTAAGTTAGTGAAATACGGAGTTGGAGACAGGTTGAATGCTACAATGACTAAATTCACATTAACAAACAATCACGGATGGAAAGACCGAATAGAGCAAACGCCTTTGTCTGTAGATTTAACTGGAATTGATTTTAACGTAATTTCTAAAAAATGAGAGTAGCAGTAGATATTTTAAAACATCAACTTGCATTTGTCGAGAGTAACGCAACCCACACGGGGTTAATTGGCGGTTATGGCTCGGGCAAATCTTTTGCGGGTGTTTTGAAAACTACTTTAATGAAATTGAAATACCCAGCTATTCCAGTCGCTTACTATTTACCAACGTACGGACTTATTGAAGATGTTGCGATACCTAAATTTGCGGAACTTTTGACAAATATGAATATTCCTTACGTTTTGAATCAAACAAAACATTTTTTTAACACTAAGTATGGAAAGATAATTTTGCGTTCTATGTCAAACCCAGAGCGCATAGTAGGTTATGAGGTCGGGTATTCGTTAATTGACGAAACCGATATACTTTCTAAAGATGCGATGAGCGATGTATTCGTAAAGATTATAGCAAGAAACCGTTGCCAGTTGCCTAATGGGGACAAGAATAAAACAGACGTGGTAGGGACACCCGAGGGGTTCAAGTGGGCGTATGAGTTCTTTGTAACCAAAACAAAGGCAAACCGCAAAATGATAAAGGGTAAAACTTTAGATAACCCATTTATCCCTGAAGAATATATTGAAACCTTATCTGATATTTATACACCTCAACAACTTGAAGCATATCTTAACGGCGAGTTTGTCAACCTAACAAGCGGTAACGTTTACCATCACTTTGACAGAGTAGAAAACAACTCAATAAGAGAGATACAGCCAAACGACGTGCTACATATTGGAATGGATTTTAACATTACTAAAATGAACGCCGTTATTCACGTTGTCGATGGTGCAATTAAAACCGCCGTTGCTGAAATTGTCAATGCTTATGATACTTTTGAAATGGTATCTTTAATTCAGTCGAAGTACGCAGGTCATTCAATAGTAATTTACCCAGATGCTAGTGGCGACAATAGAAAGTCAAGCGGTAAAAGCGATATAATAGTATTACGCGATGCAGGGTTTAATATAAGAAAACCAAACAAGAACCCTTTTGTAAAGGATCGAGTAAACGCCGTTAATGCTGCTTTTAAGAACGCAAAAGGCGAGCGCGTATATTTTATCAACACTAACAACTGCCCCGTTTACACAGAAGCCACAGAGCGACAAACATACAAGAATGGGGAGCCCGATAAGACCACAGGCTTTGACCACATAACAGAAGCTGGGGGTTATTTTATTTATATTCAACGAAAAACACCTATGCCACTATGACACAAAAAGAAACCACACGCATGCACTTGCGAAGATTTTTTCCGTATTTAAAAAAAGAATATAGGAAACTAGAAAAAAAAGAGTTAAGAAAAAAAGAAACGTTAAAAGAACTATTCGGAAATGACGAAACAAGTATTGAAAAGCTTAAAGTTATATTTCACTATCAAAGTCTTGTTTAAAATTGACGTTACTTTTAAAAATGCGGGTCGATTTATAGACCTAGAAACGTTTATTAAAGACGAGGACGATGCCGCATTTATTAAGGCAACCGTAAAGCCTAGATTATGGTTTTTGAAGATACCAGAGCTTGTGAAGCGCTACGCAGTCGCTTTGTATATGATGGAAGCCGAAGAAGTAAAGTCTAGTTTCCCGTGGATTTACAAGCCGCCGCAGTTCGCAAGCGCAGGCGAAACAACCCAGGGAAGTATAGAGCGTCAAAACTTTTCTTTAACTTACGGGGGATATACAGAAATGGTATATCTTTGTGCAACATTTGAAAGCGTAAGCCCGAAAGTTGTTTTTACTTATGATACAAAATACTTTTTGTTTTGGTCTGAATATTTATTAAGAAAGCGAACAGTTGAAAATTTAAAATAAAATAGGCATGAAAATAATCGTACAGGGAACAATTCAGGACATCTTAAAAGAAACAGGGGTTAAGAAATTTGAACAGTTATTTAATAATGAGATTGATTTTAATGGCATGAAAATGACACTGCAAAGCTGTGAAGCCATGACTAAAAACATTTGCGACATGGATTGTTTCACTTTACTTTTTGAAACGATATGAACGAGCTTTATTTATTAACTGATTTTTTAATCAACAAATTTTCTGAAAACGATTTAGTTAATACGGTGACTTTAGTTGAAACAAAGCATATTGACAACAACAAAGAAAACATATACGGGCTAGTTAATATAGACTATTTAAACAGCGATACTTTAGAAGACGCAATAGTCGCTACTTTTTTAATTACCGTGGTGCAGCAGCGAGATATACGCCCTCAAAAGACAGACAGCAAGTTAAGACTAGATACAAATTTAATTGATAACTTAGGTGAAACGCTTT